GGTTCAATTCTAAGTAGGTTTCTTTCATTAGGTACTGGTTCAACAACTAAATTAAATTTCTCAATTAGTCCTTGAAGTAAATCTAATGCCTTTAAATCATCAGGAAATTGTTGTTGTATATTAACTGTACTACCTACTACAGTTGTAGGACCTTGTATTGATACAAATGTATTTAAAATACCAGGTAACAGTGTTAAAGTTTGATTTGAATCTCCATCTCTTAATTGAACATAGAATTCAATGTAATCACCTGGATTTAAACTAATATTTCCTGAATAAGTTAATGTATTACTTGAGGCATAAGGATTTACACGAGTACCTGCTAAAATAGGGAATCCACCACCATTTAATCTAACATAAACATTTACTTTAGTTTCAGGTTCATCAGCCCAGTTATTAACATTAAATCTAATTTGACCCTGGAATCTGTAACTACCTGAAACATCAGCAGTATAAGCATTAGTTGTTAAATTAAAATTACCTGCGTTATCGTATGATGTTCCAGTAAAATCAATTTCAGTAGCAATGTTATAAGGAACATTTTGAGTAGTTGGTGGATTAGCAAATACCCAACAGTTTTGTGAAATTGGGTTTTGCGAACTAGGTCCTAATGTATCATCTGCTGTTGTAAGTAAGTACAAATTATTAAAATAAGCACTATTAAAGAATGATGAAGTATAATTGTACCCCACATTACTTTCAGTATATGAACCAGAGAAAATAACATCAATTACGTCTCTAATTTTAATAGCTGGTTTAAAATCAAATAAACGTAATGGTGTATCGTAATTATCAATTGTATTATCTAAACCAGCTGCAACGTTTAATCCAGCAAATGCATAGTTTGGTGTTGATAAGTCACTCTCAGGTTGACCATAATTGATATTAGGGTAAATAATTGAACCACTAAATAAATTACCATACCAAGAACCAGTTACATTAGCTGCTGTGAGTAAGTGATCATACTGACTAAAATCAAACTTAGGATCAGTTAATGATAAATTTTGAATACGGTATTTGAAGTCAATTACCTCATTTAGTACTACAACATTATAGTATGTGTAACCTAATTGATCTGTAGTAATATCTTTAATGTATAGTTTACCATTAAATACTTGTTGACCATCAGTTAAAACTTGACAGTTAATACTGTTAACTAATGCTACAGCGGGTGTAGCTCCTAAGTTATATAGGTTACCAAAAAATTGATTTGCTTCATTAGTACCAGGTATAGAAAATTCCTGAGAAGAAACCCCAAATGTAGTTCCAATCTCAGCGTTTTCAATAGCTGAGATGTCTAATCTAAGGTCAATATCCTCTTGAACTTGTAAATCAGCTACAAGTCCTTCATCATTGGTACAACGTAATATTATCATATTCTTGGATTCTTTTGATTAGCTGGCTGGAATGTTATAACGTACTGGAATGTCTTTTGAGTACGTGGGTTTGTTTTTTCAATTGTTTCTGCACTAGTAATATAAACAGGGAAAAATTCATTTCCACTCTGTACAAAAACATTAGTTGAAAAGAATAATTCTTTCAACCAATCAGCCTCTGCTTGTGTTAGCCAGTTAGTATTAGCTGTTTGGTTTTGAGTTAATTTATTATAGAAATCAACTGTACCACGTCTTTCTTTATTGTATGGGGCTGTTGTATTAGCTGAACCAAATGGAACAAATGTTTGAGAATATTTTTCTCTTTCAATTGTATATGCTGAATCACTTTGTAGGGTAAATGTGTAATAATCCCAAACACCAAATTCGTTTTTCCAAGCAAATCTAACTCCATCATATCCGCATTGTGCTCCTTGTTTTACAAATTTAAGTGAAGCATAAACACCAGATGTATTGATTACTCCTGCTGATTGTTGTCCTAATGCTGTAACTATATAATAAGCCCAGTTTGAGGATAAAGTATCACCATTATCAGCTAAGTTTTGTGGACCTATTCCTACTGTAAGTAATTGAGTACCTGCTGTTTGGTTTGCTGCTACAGCACTCCATACTTGAACACCATTTGCTCTAGGACCTCCTCCATTAGAAACTAAATTAGATAAATCAACATCATCTAATAATGTACCGGCTGCATCATAGGATTTTATATTTACAGCATAAATGTCTTGTGCTGCGGTTGTAGAACCGTTAAAATTTCCGTTAAATAACGAGATAGTTGCGTATTCACCATCCTGTATGCTTTGAGTAAGTGGTGCGTTAGTTAACGTGTATTGTTTTGAAAAAGTAGTAGTAGTAGAAACAGCTGAACCTGTAAAATAAGATGCTGATGGAAAGTTCCAGTTTACCTTATCGTAAGGATCAACTAAACCATTAGCAATATAGTAATATGAAGAACCAGTTAATGCTGGACTACCTGTAATAGCTGCTATACCACTGTAAAGTACAATTGAACTAGATACTGAGGTAGAATATTCTTCACCAAATTTTACACTAAAACGTCTACCAGCTTGGCTAGCAGTAGCAAATGGGGCGGCTTTCCAAACATTATCATTATCTAAGTAATTAGAAACAATTTGACCTAAATCAAATATACCATTACCAAATGGGTTAGGTTGTTGTTTGATACGTTGTAAAACAGTATTAGATCCACTTAATGTCAAATCACACACATATTGGTATTGTGGGGCTGAAGCTGAATTAGAAGTAATGGTAAATAGCAAATTATTATTTGCCATGTTAGGTGACGTTGGTTGTTGATGTAATGTTATTGCCATCTTAATTACCGTTTAATCCGGGTGTATTATTTATGTTTAATTGTATGTTTCTGTCTAAATCAATAGCTACGGCGTTTGCTAATTGACCGCTGTTTATATACTGTTCTCTAACGGCATTTAACGCAGGTTCAATAAATGGTCTTGCACGTTTAAAACGTTGACCTTGTTTTCCTATATTATAAGCAATAGCCCAAGCAAATTGTTCGACAGATTTAAATTGTTTAGGTACTGAGATTCTTTTTTGTTTAACCCACTGTACTATATCTTGTACTGGTGGTTGTTTTCCTTTACCTCGTTCTGCTCCATCATCAACATATTCACCATACTTTAACATTGTAACTGGAACAACAATAGATGTTTGAGTTACGCGAGCAGGTTGTACTTTAATAGAATTGGCTAATCTACCTGTAACGTTACTACCATTTTGAGTTAATTTAAGAATTGCCTCTTCCTTATAGGAATTAGCAATCTTAGTTAACTCTTCAGTAGTGGCTAAATATTCAACAGGTATAAGTGCCATATTATCCGTTTTGTGCTAATGAAGGGAATGCACAGTAATCTAGTACTGCGATGTCTGTATAATTTAAAACAGCAACCCAACCATATGCTCTATCATTGAATGCCTCATCTACTGGAGTGATGTTTTGTAGAGTAATGAATTCGGTTTGTTGTTGTGAACCTAAGTTAAAATACGAGATAATATCGTAAATGTATTGTTCAGTATTTGATTTAATTTGTACTGGTGATGCATCCTTTAAATTAGGCACATCCAATGAGTACATTTCAAATGTTAAAGTACGAGTACCTGAAATACCATTTGCATTTAAATTAATTCCAGGTGAAGTTAGTGGGCGTAAAAATATGTAAGGGTATTTTACATTTTGAGAACTAGCATCTAAGTAATCAAGAGCACCTTCAGCAAACGATTTGATTGCTAGATGTTCAGCACAAGATGCTGAGAATTCATTTACTATTTCTTTGTATGTTTTCATAATCCTTCTTCTTCAGTGAACATTGGATCAATGTCTAACTTAGGGGTACTTTTTTTAATAATGGGGGCACAAGCACCAGCATCAAGAATATCTTGAAGAGTTTGTTTACTTGTCATTTGGATAGCTGCGATTTGATTTAGATTATATCCTTCAGCTATCATTCCTAAAATTTGTTCTCTTGTCATTTTATTTTATAAGATTGTAATTGTCTATTTTGTTCTCTTTGGGCCATACTATTCTGATCTTGTTCAAATGCTAAATAATTAAGAACAAATATAAAATTTAGGTCAGTAATGGCTTTGTCTCCTGTAATTGAAAGGATGGAAGTTTTTGAGAGGTGATGAATTGTAGCAAACCATCCCCAATGGCTGGAGAACCTGCTTTGCTCAGAGTCTTGATCTTCTCCATCTCCTTCTTGACTTTGGGGTTTAAAGATAGATTGGTACTTATTAAGAGTGTGTTTGTTAGTACTAAAAAAAAACCTAACGCACCTAATGCAAATGCTACTGGTAGTTCCTTCATTATTTGAGCTTGTTCAGCTCGTTTTTTGGAATCATATTTTTCTAATGTATAGTACTGGAATAGGTTTTCTACATTACCAGTACCTACTTTGTATTTTGATTTTATAGCCCACGTAATACCACTAAATGAATGTTTTATAATTGGGCGATAAAGTAATGCCATTATCTCCTCAATGTTGATAGATGGATTTTTATTTAATTTTTGTAAATCAACATACTCACTAAGTGCCATCTTAGAGATAGAAGAGTAACCATATAGCTGACCATTAACCTCTATAATTGGATAGAATGAAGGTTCTACACTACTTAATTGTTCTAATATAGCAGAATAAACATTTGTAACATCTACTGGTCTTAATGACATAATAGTATCTTCTGGAATGTCAGTAGCGTAAGCAATAAACTTAAGCATCTTCTCATTATCGTTTTCCATTTCTAACGATTGAAAATACTTCCAGACTCGCGAATGCGGTTATAGTCTTTTAAATGAGAAAAAACCCCCCTGCGTAAATGTCACTAAACCACAGGGGGGAAAACACCTCATTGGTAAGGCGCGTAATGTTGTGTTTTTTTTATTTCAAATCAAATCAATCTATCGTAATATACGAACATTATTGTTTATTGGCAAGTTTACTTTCAACTTTTTGTGCTGTTTGGTATTCACCTGAAAGACCATATTCAGTAAATGCCATTGCAATACCTAATACTTCAGTAAGTGAACATTTCATACCTTGACCATTAATATAGTCAACTGCTGCTTTAAGGGATGATTGACGAACAATCGATTCGTGGGGATTATTTTGGTAGGCCATAAAATAGAAAAAATGGAATCATAACAATAAGGATAACTAACAGAATTGAGTTTGTGTGTGACATTTGTTTTTATTTTCAATTATACCTAAATGTACGAACGGATATTCGTATATCCAAATTTACTTTGGAATATATGTGTAAGTAGGTGATTCTATTTGTTCACTAAGTGCAACCGTATTAGCATTATTACCCCACAATACTTGATAAATTTCCTTCATCATTTTTTCAGCAGTACCTGAATTAATAAGCCAGGTTAATACAGCATCTGAAAATGGAGTTGTTCTGTCTAGAGATATTCCTACCTGCTTCTCATCATAGTTGGGTTGGTAAAGGACATAACATTCATCCTTTTTACTATAACATCTAATCATAAGAAGATCATCAGGTAATTTTTGTCCCTTATATTCAGTTATTATTTCAGAATCAAATTTTA